AACTAAATTACTTGTTGATTGGATATTCAAACTTGGTAGAAATTTAAAAAACAGTTTTGTTGAAATATTTAATTCTATAATTTCTATTTTTTCTACAATTTTTATTGAAATGATAAAGCCTATTTCTATATTATTTTCTTTTATTGATGATATGATGGGTAATTTATTTTCAGCAATTGGTGCAAAAATTAGTTCTTTATTTGATTGGTTTACAAATTTATTTAGTTCTATATGGAATTGGTTAAAAGACATATTTGGTATTTTTATGAAAGGTCCTCCAAAAGAGAAAGAAACAAAACTTAAACTTGATATAAAAAGTAAAATACCAAATGTTGCTGATGCTATGAAGTCTCAATCAGGAAGCAGAAAACAACCAAATATAAATATGCAAAATCAAATTGCTATTACAACAACCGGTGGTATTAGCACAAAGGCGGGTGTAAAAAGAACGATGGAGGAAGCAGCAAAATCTATATTTTCACTTGAATTACAAAAATTATTAATTAATGCAGGGGTGTAAAATATGGCACTAATTCCAGCAAGTATGTTTTTTAAAGGTTTAAATATTTATGGACTTGAGACGGAAGACTTAATATTTGTAAACTTTGATCTTATATTGTCAGAAAACCACAATTTTGATTCTGAGGTTACTACCCATCCAGTTGAGGACGGTTCTGAAATTTCGGATCATATACAAAATGAACTAATTAAAGGGGATATAACAGGTCTTATCACCAATTATAGCATTAATACTCCATTTTTAATAACTAATAGAGCTCAAGACGTTTTTAATACTTTAGTTGATCTTTGGGAGAATAAGAAGTTATTTACATTATATACAGTTTTGAATATATATGAAAATGTAGCAATTACAAGTATGCCTATTACACTTGATGAAACTATGTCTGATAGTCTTGTTTTTCAGATTTCATTTAGAGAAGTTAAAGTTGTGCAATTACAAGAGATTGTAGTTGATGTGCTTACAAATCAAAACAGACAGATTGCTAAAGTTTATAATGCAGGAAGGACGGTCCCATTGTAATGGATAAAATACCTGTTTTTAATACAATATCAAGTAAATGGAAGCAAAGTATAGTTTTAGCTAATTTATTGATTGATATAGAAATTCATTGGAATAGCAGAAGTGAAGCATTTTATATGGATATTATTGATAGTGAAAATGATTATATATTAACAGGAGTTAAACTTATTCCAAATTGGTTATTAATTCGACAATTTAGAGCTTATATGCCAAATCTATTTGGTGATTTTATTGTCGTTAAAGTAGATGATACAGTTGAAGATAGAGTCACATATACTAATTTTGGTGTTGGATATATTTTGTATTTTTATAATTCTGATGAAGCTGAAGCATGGGAGGATGTGAATGGCATGGGATAGATTTTGTAAGTTATCAATCGGTGAAAATGCTATTGGACTTCTTATTAGTGATCTTGATATTGAATTTGAAATACAAAAGTCAATGAAAATATCAGAAAATTTTGCACAATTTAAAATTTATAATGCAAAATTTAGTACAAGAAGTGATATATTAAAACAAGGAAATAATGTAACATTTGCTGCTGGGTATAAAGATGAAGGAAATAGCACAATATTTATAGGACAAATAACAAGATCTATTTCAAAAAAGATTAGTTGTGATTGGATAACTGATATTATAGCCGTTACAAGTAGAGGTAGTTTGAAAAAAATTGATACAATACCTTTAACATTATCGTTTGCAGCACAAACTCTGTTATCAACAATAATTAATCAACTTGCTGCAACACTTGGTTTAGTTGTTGCAGGCATAACAAATGCAAATATTATTTTACCAAACGGTTGGGTTTATCAAGGAACTACTGGTGGAGCTTTGAGATATATTCAAAATATTTTAAGAAATGAAGGTAAAGATCTTTATTTTAATGATAATGAATTAGTTATATACAATATTGGAATAGCAAGTAAATTTGAAATTGTAAGGCTTGCTTATAGTGGTGGTTTATTATCAATTGAGGATATAACTGAACCCCCTGAAAAGTCACAGGGAACTGGTAAAAAACGAAATAAGATAAAAGAAATTTCAAAAAAAATAAGATTTGAAACTATTTTAATTCCACAACTTCAATTAAATGCTCCAATAAATGTTTTTGGAACGGATCAAGATGGAACGTATATTGTTGAAAAATTATCATTTGTAGGGGATAATTTTGGAGGGGATTATATTTGTAGAGGAGAAGCTATTGCATGAGTGAACCGACAAGAAAAGATAAACTTCTAAAAGAGGAAGACATTGTTGATGTCTTAAGTAAATTTCTTTCAAGTAGATTTGAAAATATTCATACATCTATTCCAGGGCAAGTTGAAAGTTATGTTGAATCAACACGAAAAGCACAAGTTAAACCTCTTATACAACCAGTTAGAAATAATGGGGATATTCTTGAAGTGCCTGTTATAGATAATGTACCGGTAATATTTCCTGCTGCTGGTTCTTTTACTTTGACTTATCCTTTAATGACAGGAGACAAAGGATTAATTATATTTGCAGAGACTGGTATTGGAAATTATTTAGCTGGAAGTGGTAATGAAGTTGAAGCAGATAGTCCGGCAAAATTTCAATTGACAGATGCAATATTTTTACCTGGAATGTATCCTTTTAACACTGTTCAGCCAGGAACTTCAAATATTACTCTTAACTTATCTGGTATCTTATCCATAATTAGTCAAAATGGATCCTCAGCAGAATGGTCTCTATTAGGAGAAACAACTAAAGGAAAAATAGAGGAAATATTAGACGGAATAGTTGCTATAATAATTCCAAGTCCTTTGGGGCCTTTGGGACCTCCTGCAAATTCAGCAACTTTTACAGCTATAAAAGCATTGCTTTTTGAAATTTTATCAATAGGAGTGAAAAATAATTAAATGAGTAGAATAGGGTTAATAGATAAATTAAAAATACGATTTGGTGAAACACCGGCTGATTCCGATACTGCCGCAACAAATATTGGTGGTGATATTTATGATGAAACTATAGGAGTTGTTACACCTTCATGGACTGCTCCTACACTTTTAAATAGTTGGGTAGGTTTCGGAAGCCTTTGGGACACCGTAAAATATTGGAAAGATCCAATAACAGGGATTGTATATTTTAGAGGAATGATTAAAGATGGTGTCTTTGTTAATGACACAAATTTATTTATAATGCCTGTAGGATATAGACCTCCAATAAGTCATACCCTTCCCATCATAGCCTATCCTTTTAATAGCAGTTTGTATGTGAAAATTATAGCAAATACAGGTGAAATAAAATGTTATAATTTACTTGGAAATAATTGGATGTCTTTTGGGGGGGTGTTTTATCATACTGAATAATAAAAGGTAAATTAAAAATGAAAAGTAATTTATATTTAAATCCAAATACTTATGATATAGAACTTGATAATAATTTTAATTTAAAAGTTACTAATTCTTATTCGCAGTGGTTGAGTCAGAAAATAGAAAATACCTTAAAAACATTATACGGAGAATGGTTTGCAAATCAAACTTTGGGTATACCTTATTTTCAAACGATATTAAAAAAACAATCTAACATAAATCAAGTAAATATTATTTTTAAAAATGCAATTAAAAATATTGAAGGTGTAAGAACCATTATAAAATTTGAACCAGAATATAATTCAAGCACACGTACTTATGTTATAAGTTCATTAGTTGTTCAATCTGAAGAAAATGAAGTTATTGATATTGGATCAATAATTTTATAAGGAGAATAAATTATGGGAATATTTGTCACTGCAAATGGTTTTGTTAAAAAAACTTTTGATGAGTTAAAAACAGAATATGAGGAAGGTTTTAAAAGTATATTTGGAGAGGAGGTTGATCTTGATTCAGTTGGTCCAGTTGGACAACTAATTGCTATGCTTGCAAATAGAGATGCTGATTTGTGGGACGGTGCTGAAGAAATTTATAATAGTAGAGATCCTGATATTGCTGAAGGAATGAGTCTTGATAAGATATGTGCTGAAACAGGAGTAATAAGACAAGCTGCAACATTCACACAAATTTATAATGTATACCTAAAAGGCACAGATGGAACGATCGTTACTGCCGGAAAAACAGTACGGCAAAGCACAGGTGATTACACTACAGTTGAATTTTCACTTGACGAAGCAGTAACTATTACAAAGTCAGCTTGTAGATATATAAAATTAACTGTAGGAACACCTTCTGATTCCGAGGTGTTTACAATTACAATTGATAGCATTCCTTATAGTGATACAGCAACAGTTCCTTCTGATACTGCAGAAGATATTGCAGAAAATTTGAAAGTACTAATTGAAGCTGGAACATTTGGTGGTACAGTTACAAGAACAGGGGCGGAATTAGAAATTGAGCAATACAATCTTGATTTTGTAATTTCTTTTACTTCTAATATTACAGAAGAAGAGCTTGCAAGTGGAGGAGACTTTACTGCAACCACTTCAGGAGCTATTCCAGTTCCGGCAACAACTCTTGATACAATAGTTACTCTGGTAAGTGGATGGGATGAAGTTACAAATCCTGCTGCAGGGGTGACTGGCCGTAATACTGAAACAGATTCAGAATTAAGAATAAGAAGGGCACAAACATTATTAACAGGTAATGCTACTGAGGATGCAATTGTGCAAGCAATATCAAATAATGTAACTGGAGTTACTGCTGTAAGTATAGAAAGCAATAGAACAGATGCAGCAGTTGGGTTATTGCCCCCGCATTCATTTCATGTTGTTGTTGCCGGAGGTAATGATGATGACATTGCTCAACAAATTTGGAATGTACAACCGGCTGGCATTGCAAGTTATGGGTCTACTCATATTGTTGTAGTTGATAGCGAAGGGCAAAATCAAGATATATATTTTAGTCGTCCAACACCAATTTATATACATGTGAAAGTATTAAGAAGTTATTACAGTGAAGAAGGATATCCGACTGATGGTGATGCACAAGTAAAAGATAATATTGTTGACTGGGCATTATTAAATCAACCTATCGGAAAAGATGTTATTAGGCAAAGATTAAATATTCCTGTTTATGAAGTACCTGGAATTGAAGATTTACAAATTACAATTGACGGCACAGCAAATCCTGGAGATACTCCAACTTATGCAGTACAGAATATTGATATTGCTGCTGATGAATATGCAGACTTTTCTACAGATAGAATCATAGTAGGAGATATACCATAATGTCTGATTACGTATTGGAAAAAATTACAGATTATAATGAAAAGTTAAGTCTTTTTCTTACACAATTTCAAGATAGTACAAAGTTGAATGGAATAATGTCTGTGGTTTATAATCGTGCCAATGATATTGAAACAGCACTATTTGAAATTAGAGATGAAATGAGTGTTGATATGGCAATAGGTGCACAACTTGATATATTAGGTAGAATCTTTAATGAAGACCGACAAGGAAGAAATGATACAGATTATAGAGCAGCTATACAACAAAAAGGAGTAACTATATATAGTGGGGAACCTGAAGGAATAATTGATATTTTGAAAAGTATATTTGAAGCAAGTTATGTTTATTACCATACTTTATATCCTGGTAAATATTACGTAGTTACTGATTTATCAATTACAGAAGCAGAATTAAATTCTATATCCCCTGCTGGAATAAAAGGGGGACATGGTTATTATATTATAGATCAGGAAGATAATTACATTATAGATCAAGAAGGGGATTATTTAATAGCAATATTTTAAACCAAAGGAGAAATAAAATGGGTGAAAAAACAATTTTAGATTTTACAGAGATAACGGATGTGGACGATTCTGATGTTTTATATTTAGTAAGAGGAACAGGAGTTGGTGCAGATAAAAAAGAGACAAGATCAAATTTTTTACAATCCATAAAAACAGATTCGATTATTGAAAAAACAACTGATAACGGTGTAGATATTGAAGGAATTAATATAAAAGATGGAGAAATTAATGATAATCTGCCTATAAATGGAGAGGTAACAACTAATACTATTGATGAATATACTCAATTTGGAAAAGTTACAATAAATAATTTAAAAGTAAATTGGGGGAGAGCAGTACAAATAGGAAATGATTCTGCAGGTTTTGGCAGCACCAATTCTGGCATCGCAGCATTGAACAGTACTGATATTGCATATATTGATAATGGTAGTGACGATTTAAGATGTTATAGATTTGATGGTACTGACTGGACGCAAGTTGGAAATGATTTAAATTTATCTCCTCTTAATCAAGGAATTTTAACAGCATTGACATCTTCAAGAATAGCTTTTATACATCTTTCCGACAATGAATTAAGAACATATGATTTTGACGGTACAGATTGGACTCAGGTTGGAAATGCTTTAGGCATATCTGGATTAGCAAACAGAGCATCTATCGCAGCATTGAATAGTACTGATATTGCTTATATTGATGTAGATAATGATGATTTACGATGTTATAGATTTGATGGTACTGACTGGACGCAAGTTGGAAATGATTTAAATTTATCAGGAATAAGTAGTAATATATCTATTACAGCATTGAATAGTACTGATATTGCTTATATTGATATAGATAATGACGATTTAAGATGTTATAGATTTGATGGTACTGACTGGACGCAAGTTGGAAATGATTTACATTTATCTGGAGTAAGTGGTGGTGTATCTATCACAGCATTGAACAGTACTGATATTGCTTTTCTTAATGGTACAGGTGATAATTTAAGATGTTATCGATTTGATGGTACTGACTGGACACAAGTTGGAGATGTTTCGAGTATAACTAATGTAGGATCATTCTTTACTATAACTACTTTTAATGGGACTGATATTGCTTTTCATGGCAATAGTGATAATGTACTAAAATGCTATAGATTTGCTTTTTATTTTGACTATCCTCATAATCCAATGAGTCCAGACTGGAGTTAATCTATCTATATTTTCCTATATTATCATGATAATTATAAGTCATCCACATAACCTCTTCATATGAAGATTTCCAAAGAATGTGAGAATCAGGAACATAAATATTCATAAATCCATTATACATAGTTGGATCTGA